GTGTTGATCCTTGTTGATCAAAAACGGCTCGGTAAATTGTTCCATTTGAGATCCCAGTAAGGTTGAATCCAGATGAAACCGATAAAGACCAATCATCATTTGCAGCATTCACACCAGCCGTATCAGTGAGAACAACTCGTGTTCCCATACCTGTCGGAATTGGCATGTTTGTACTATGTGCTTGGTAAACAGGTTCACGAAAGTCAACTTCATATTCAGCCACTAGATAACCAACCTGTTGTGCCACACTTACCTGTGTGTACACGATCAGTTCCTCGTGGATCGCATCGTCAATATCTGCGGAAGTTGCTGGATCAACCAATTTCCAATCCAAATCACAGTCAATGTCAATATAACATGGTGTCCAGAGTGGACTAAACACAGCATTGCCTTGGCTTAACGCTTTTGGCAAGAAGGTTCCAGATTCTGGAACCAATGCAGGTTCAGTCACACTCCGTGAACTAGTTAGTACAATTTGTCCTGTAATTGAAGTGGGTACCTTGGGTACATAATGGATTCGGAGTTTGCGCCATCGATAACGCTCAAAAGAGCGGCTCAGGTTTCCCAGATGTGTAGTGGCGAAGTAGGCAGGGCTCAACAATGCGCTCTTACCTACACCGAATGTGGTGACACCATTCCCCTCTACCGTTCCAATAAAGTCACGGCCGGATAATGTTGCTGACTCAGCATTCCGCTTCAAGCTTGGAGCCATTCCGCGAATTTGGGTGCCGATGGAAGTTGGAGCCATCTGCATGCTAGTCATCATACCTGATTTGGGTGGTGCTGTTTGCTTCTTAATTTTTTCCTGTGGTTGTGTTCCACGCAGTCTTGGTTTAGTGTTATTCATGTTCTTAGGTTCTGTTAATAATAACTCACCGGCCCTAAGGGCGGCTTGCGTTCCGACGAGTGCTCCATAAAATACGCCTCGTACTCCGTTCCCCACGATTGCTCGTTTAGTGAACAACTTGTCTGCCTCGTACAAGTCATTCCCCTCAGCGTAAGCTTGATCGTGGTCACGGCAGATCGCATCCAGTTCATCAATCGGTTCCTTGGTCCCGATGACGCTGGTTTGCCATTGCCCGTCGGACCAATAAGGTCCACAGTAGTTTCCATAAGTAAACATTAAAGAGGTGCAGGTTCAATTTCTAATAATGTCTCAACGGCCCGAACGCCATACGTTAGGACCTGTTGCGAGTAATATAACTCAATAGCTCGTTGTTCATCAGGAGTGTACCCAAATGCGGAAAAGAAAGAAGCCCGTGTTGAATCCAATACTGGCGACTCTTTGCTCTCCAATCCTTTTGCCATCATTCGTGCACCAGTTGCCATGCCAGGATGTTTGTCGATCTTCGACTTCATCCCGTTTCTTACATACAACTTGTACATTTCCTGAAAGATTGGTATGCCACTTGTTAGAGATAACCCACATTCTCCAACTGCATATATCCACTTCCTAAACATTTTCTCATTGTCTAGTGGTAATATTGAGAAGCTATCCTTCTCCCTCGCTGTGTTCATATTTCGAACCATAACCCAATTCTCCCCACGTTGAACCGGGTGCATTTGACAAAATTCAATTTGTTCCAATGTGTAGACGGGAGTCTCAACGGTCATCCGAAATCCCATGTTAAGGAACCATTCATCCAATCCATGTGTGAAAGTCAATAAATGTTTACGTGACATCATGACCACGCAATCATCTCCATTATTAACCAACTTGATTGGAACGCCACGCGCTCTCGCATAGCTCCAAATCATCGCACACATAATCAGGCAGTT